TGGATCTAAACTAGTTGGAGCAATCAGAGGTCGTGATGCTATTTATATATGGACTGATACTGCATTATTTATTATGCGTTTTGTTGGTCCACCGTTTACATTCTCATTTCAACAAGTAGGTACAAACTGTGGATTGATTGGACAGAACGCAGCTGTTGAAGTTGATGGTACAGCTTATTGGATGTCAGAAAATGGTTTCTTTAGATATACAGGTAAATTAGAATCACTACCATGTTTAGTTGAGGATCACGTATTTGATGATATTAATACCACACCTAAACAACACATTAACGCTGGATTAAATAATTTGTTTGGTGAAGTAATTTGGTTTTATCCAAACTCAGGTTCAGGGGTTGTAAATAGAATGGTTGCATACAATTATCTAGACTCAAGCCCCGAGAGACCAGTGTGGACAACGGGAACATTAGCAAGAACAGCGTGGGAAGATTCTGCTATATTTGGTAAACCACATGCAACAGAATATGATTCAAGTGCAGAAACAGCAGACACTGACGTTAACTATGTTCATGGTAATACAGATGGGGCATCAACATATTACGAACATGAAACAGGTCTTAATCAAGTAAAAGGTGGCCAAACAACTGCTATTACAGCAAACATAGAATCTGGTAGTTTTGATATTGGTCAACAAGGTTTGGCTGGCGATGGTGAGTTTATGATGAAAATAAGAAGAGTAATACCAGATTTTTTATCACAAACAGGTGACGCAAGAGTTACACTTAATTTAAAAGATTTTCCAAATCAAACAAAAGCTAGTTCTACATTAGGTCCATTTACAATTACTAGTAGTTCAACTAAAATAGACACACGTGCTAGAGCTAGAGAAATATCATTAAAAGTAGAAAACACTAGCACAGGTCAATTTTGGAAATTAGGAACATTTAGAATAGACTATCAACCGGATGGTAGAAGATAATGCCATTAAATAAAAAAGGTAAAAAAATAATGAAGTCTATGAAAAAACAATATGGTAACAAAAAAGGTGAGCAAGTTTTTTATGCATCACTAAACAAGAAAAAAATTAAGGGAGTTAAAAAACGTGGCTAGAATAGTACAAGCGCTGACACAACCAGCAGAATATTATGATCAACAACTACAACAATCTTTTGTTAGAGACGTAGATAGTATTGTGCAAAAATTAAATACTACGTATCAACAAGATTTAAAAGACGAGTCAGAGGCGGAGGCTTTTTTCTTTGGCTAATTCATTTGTAAATAAAAAGGTAGATCTAACAACTACATCAGAGACGACGCTATATACAGTGCCAACAGCAACAACTGCCATTGTTAAGTCAATTATAGTATCAGAGGATTCTGGAAATGCAGACACTATTACAGTGACCATCACAGATGCTAGCTCAAATGTGTTCAGTTTATTTAAGACAAAATCTATATCTGCCAATGGCACAACAGAATTATTATCAGCCCCTTTAGTATTAGAGGAAAGTGAGATACTAAAAGTGACTGCAGCAACAGCTAATAGACTACATGTAGTCCTTTCGGCCCTACAATCTAAGCCAAGAGAGGTTACAACATAGTCTTGATTTACTTGTGAAAAACGAGTAATAATGTAAATTCAGGTGAAATTCCTGCCTTTTTAAAATAAACAATATTTAAGATATATGATTAATAGAGCAAAAATGCCAAGACAGCTACGTAATAAAGGTGGGATAACAAGTATAGTTCCAAGAGAACAATACGGTATAGGTAGTACAATTAAAGATAGAGTTAGAAAATTAATACCAAATGAATTAGCAGATGTTGCAGTAACAGCTGCACCATTTGTTGCACCCTTTTCACCAAAAACTGCAGCTTTAATGAGAGGTATTGGTAGGTTTGATCAAAGGGGCAGTATTAGTGATGCCTTAAAACAAGGTGCCGCTACTTTTGCATTTGGATCAGCCACTAGAAAATTAGGCGGTGCAGAAAATGTTTTTGGAGATTTTGGATTTTCATCACCACTAAGTCCAGAAAGAACACAGGCAGTAGGAAGTTTATTTGAATCTCAACAGACAGCAGAAACTGCAAAGACAGCTGACGATGCAAGAAAAGGTTTTGAAGGTGTTAAAAAACTATCAGATGCAACAATTGGTAAAGTTCCAATATTAAGAGATTTACCAGCTTCAGTTCAAGATCAAATAGTATTTGGTGGTATCACTAGTGCGGCGTCATACGTGTATGAAGCATTTATAAAAGAAGAGCCACCTCAACAAGAGGGTGAAACAGTAGAACAATATTTAGCTAGAAGAAAAGAAAATGTAGGTAAAAAAATGAGAACCTATTTTGATAATTATTTTAGTTTTGACAAAGAGTATTCTCAACTAGACGATGCAGGTAGAGATGCATTTGTAGCTAGATATAATCTTAAAAAAGGTAGTATGCCAACAGGCATTATGAGAACAAATAAAGCTGGAGTCATGGAACGAGATTACAGAGACGAGGGTGGTTTTGTGCCTGTAGGTATAAAAGAAAAAGCAGACGATGTGCCTGCTATGTTGTCAAAAAATGAGTTTGTTTTTACAGCAGATGCTGTAAGAGGAGCTGGAAACGGTAGCATTGAAAAAGGGGCACAAAGAATGTATGATACCATGAAACGATTGGAGAAAAGGGTAGTATAATGGCTGAACCTAAATTTGAAGAATTTTTAAAAGAACGAGAGCAAAATCAAAAACAAATGCAAATGGAAAACTTAATGAAAGAGTTTGAAGAGAAAAAACGTAGAGAAAAAGTTATGGAGCAAAAACAAATGGCATCAGGTCCAGACATGATGGATTCAAGAAATGAATTAGCGTTAGAATTATTTGGTAAAGAATTAAGATTATTAACACCTGAAGAAATGGATATTCTTGATGCAGAAGCTGAAAGACTTATGCAAAAATTTATGGCAGATGGTGGTAGAGTATCAAAACAAACAGGTGGTATAACAGAATCAAGAACATTACCACCAGAGTTTATAGAGGCAGCACAAAAAACATTTTTAGCAGATCTTACAAGACAAGCTGGTATACCTAGCATTACTACAGCAACAACTCAACAACCAGGTGAAACTGCAGAACAGTTTGCACAAAGACAAGCACAAGCTCAACAATTTGGAATTACAAGAGCTGGCATGGCTGAGCTTGCACCACAAGTTGCAGATGAAACAGCATTACAAGTTGCTGCTAGAACACAAGCAACAGACCCAACAAGAGGTCTTGGTGCTTTCGAACCATTTTTAACAAAAGCTACAACAGCTGCGGATGCAGCATCAGCTTTAACTGGGACAGGAGCAGGAACAGGTACGGGGTCAATTGCATCTTATACATCACCATTCCAACAACAAGTTATAGATACAACTCTTGCAGAGTTTGATAGACAAAGACAAATACAAGAAAATAGATTAGCAGCATCAGCATTAGGGACAAAAGGTGCTTTTGGTGGTGGCCGTGAAGGTGTACAAAGAGCCGAGTTTCAAGCAGCAAGCAACTTAGACAGAGCTAGATTGTTAGCAGATCTACAACAAAGAGGATTTCAAAATGCGGCAGCAAGAAGACAACAAGATCTTGCAAATCAACAAGCTATAGCTAATCAACAAAGAGGCCTTGGCGCAGCGGCACAAGATTTCTCAAGAGCACAAATATCTGGTCTTGGAACACTAGGTTCAGCGCAACAAGCACAAGCACAAGCAGTATTAGACGCGCAAAGACAGGCAGCGCAAATGGCAGTAGATGATCCAAGAAGAAGATTATCTATGTTAGGTGCAGGTATCGCACAGTTAACGCCAGGAGCAGGAGCTGTTAATATTAGTGAAGCGGCTGGAACAGCTGAAGCTAGTCCATTAATGAGAGCATTAGGTTTAGGTCTTGCAGGGGCTGATATATACGGAAGAATATTTAAATAATGGTTAAAATTTTAAAAAGACCTATGTTTAGAAGAGGTGGATCAACTGGCAATGGTATTATGTCTGGTCTAACTGATAGAGAAAATTTTTCAACAAAAGGAACTATTCTTGATATTGATAGAGCAAGATTAGAATCAAAAGCAATACGGGATATATTTGATGAATTAGCACCTATTAGAAAAACGAGATTACCTCTTGGAGAAGTTGGTTTTTTGTTAGCAAGTGGTGCTGATCCAATAGAAGCTTTAGGGGCAGGTTACAGAGACTTTGTAAAAAGAGATGATGCAAGACAAGCATTATTAGATAAAAGAAAACAAGCTGCTGTATCAACTGCACTAGGATCACAATTAAACAGAAGAAATCAAAGCAAAATTGCAACAGAAAAATTAGTAGATTTATCTATTCGATCTGGAGAGTTTCCAGATACTGATCAGGGGAGAGCCGATGCTTTTAAAAAATATAGTCGAGGCACAGGTGATATAACTAGAGCATCTCCAAATCAAAAAGTATTAACTAGATACAAAACTTTTTACGCGCCAACAGGTGGAACTGAGGCAGAAGCAGAATATGATGTATTAAAAGAAGAAGGTCTTCTTAAAATAGAAGGAACAGATTTTGGTAAAAAAGATTTAACAATTAAAGCAGATAGAGAAGATATTACAGATAATGAAAATTTTGGACCTGGTGATGGATTTGTAGATATAAATGGTGGTAAACTATATGTGTTAAAACCAGGTGGCAACAAGGAAGATTTTACATCAAATAGTTACAATATAATAGATTTAAAAAGTTTATACTAGGAGGTTAAATGGCTAAAGAGATAGATGCACTTGGCTACTTTGACCTTACACCACAAGAACAAAGTTCAGAAACAAGCGCAATTACAGCAGCAATGGCAGGAGTAGCATCTGGTATAATAAAAGTGCCTGAAGGTGTCATATCACTCGGTGCAGAGTTAATTGATTTAGGTTTTGATACAGATCTTGCTGTTAAAGTAGAACAAGCGTTTGATAAGATAAATGTATTTGAAGAAGTAGCAGATGACAGAGCTATTGGTAAAATAGTAGAAACATTAGTACAAGTAGGTGTTCCTGGAACTATTGGTTTTAAATTAGCTAGTGGTGCTGTTAAGGCAAAGAAAGCTGGTAATTATCTTAATGTAACAGGTGGTAATCTACAAAAAGCTGCAAAGAAAGCAAATGATTTTAATAAAACATTAGGTAAAAAGAAGTTTATTGCTGGAGTGACAGGCGGTGCTGTGGGTGAGGCTTTTGTTGCAGACGTAGAAGATATAGGAAGTTTTGGTGATGTGTTTGAAGCAGGGCCAACACAGTTGGAAGAAACCACTGATGAGGGTGGTAGAGATGATGCATTTAAAAAATTAATGAACAGGACCAAATTTGGTTCTGAATCATTATTAATTACTCCATTTGTGTATGGCACAGGTAAAGCAATAAAAGCTGCAGCCACACGTGGTAAAAGAATAGAATTTAGTAATGCTAAATTAGATCAATACTTTAATAAAATTTTTTCTGCACTACGAGCAAGAGGTGCAAAGCCACAAGAAATATTTGAAGCAAAAATGGCAGAAAAAGGTGCAACTATGGCAGATACCAATAGAGCCATGGAGTTAGTAAAAAATATAGATAGACAAGTAGATACTATGTTTCCTACGTTTAAATCTTTATTTGATAAATCAAGTACAAAAAGAAGAGCAGATATTTACAAAGAGTTAAATAATGTTTTATTTTCTGATAATATAGGTCAAAACATTTCTCAAAATAATGTTAGATTAATCACAAAACTTTTAAAAGATAACGGAGCTAAAGGTGATGCAATTAATGAAATATTTAAATCATTAAACGGTGCAAGAAGAACTTTTACACAACTAATTAATGCATCATCAAATGCACCTAAAGATGTAAAAACACTACAATCGCTTATGGGTAACAGAGTAAAAGAATATCTTGGTAATACATATAGAATATTTGAAGATACCTCTATTTTACCTTACATGAGATACACACCAACAGAAGAAGCA